ATAAGCTACTGGGTTCCACGCCAGCCCTTAATTGAGCAGTTACTCTGTCCATCTTTTTTATCTGGTACCTGTGTGCAGAAAGATAACTGCCTATCAGATTCAGGATTGCTCCGCTAACGGTCTTCTGCCACCGGATCTCTATCGCTAATCAAGCGCTACTTTAACGAAAGTAGTAACGAGATTCTACCATTTGTTTAACTGACGCACTATTTGCTAAGCCTCAACGGAATTGCCAGCTGGACGTACCGTTTATCGACAGAGTTACTCAAGGTTGACGTTTACCTCATGGCTTACGTCAGTTAAACAAATGGTACTGGGTACGGGAATCGAACCCGTCTTACATACGTGAAAGGCATGTGTCCTAACCGATAGACGAACCCAGCATAGGTGGTGGTTTTTGGAGAACCACCAAACTCTTGGCTGACCTTTGGTCATTTAATGTTTCCTGCTCGGCGTTTTGACTTGCATCCTTTTCAGGCTGACCTTCAAGGTCCATTTAATGCGTCCTGCGTTGCGTTTTGAAACAACCTTTATGTGCCTCATGCTCCGTATTTACCGTAGACTCAGAGAGGACTTTTGAAATTTTTAAAGAACGTTTGCTTTATCAGCAGTAGAGGTAGATTATACCACCTCTACGATTTATTGTACACCGTTAAGTGAACTATTTTTAAACTCTTTCGACTGTTCCAAGAACACCATTTGTACCACGCGTATACTTGGAAACCGTCTGCGTCCAAACCGTGTACTTAGACTTATCGATAGGAAAAGTCCCTTGACCTTTTTTAGGTCCACGGTAAGCACACTCGGTAAACTTAACACCATCGATGTATGTTACTACATCTTTAGATTTTCTAGCCATTTTGTTATCCTTTTTTGATTTGATAGGATAATTGTACCACGACTACGATTTAATGTACACCGCTTTTTAATAGTATACTGATTTAGTCAACTATTAAAAAGAGCTTCAGGTGATCTTGAGGGACTTGAAGCTGGTGTACCCCTTCTAAATGACTCTCGATGCATTCTGGTGCATTTTGATCATATAAGTTGTTGATTCATATAGGCTTTTTATGGCCTATATGATCATTTGGAGTACGCGACAGGACTCGAACCTGCATAATCGAGGGTTGCAATCTCGTCCCTAGCCTTTCGGGTCACACGTACATAATTTTTTAGTTCAAAAGAACTCTTGAGTGCTTAGGAACTCCACTAAGCAAGTAGTGCATTTGATCTGCAAGAATGTTTCTATTTTGCAAGATCATATGTTCATAGTGGTTAGGAACATAAGGAACGTACAAGATTTCGTGCCCGAATTCTTTTGGAGTACGTGCTCCTTTAGACGTATTACACTTTATGCAAGAAGTAACACAGTTCATCCAAGTGTTTTCACCACCACGTGAAACTGGCAGTACATGATCTCGTGATAGATGGTTGTGTATAAACTTCCCACCACAATATGCACATACATGACGATCACGAGCAAACAAAGTCTTGTTAGACAAAACTACTTTACCTGCTTTTTCAATGTTGAAGCCCTTACCTTTAATAGCTATGATTGAAGGAGTTTCAATCACAGACATTACGCCACTATTTTGAATACCACCGCGGAATGTAGCTACTATATCACCAAGTGACCAAACAACTACTTCCTTTGCATAGTATGTGATAGCATCTTCATAGGTAATCCACTTTCGCGGTAACCCTGATGCGTCAAGTGCTAAAATTTGTGACATGATACTTCCTTAGTTATACTTCATCAAGTATATATTGGTAGGCTGAGAGAGAATTGAACTCCCACTCAATGAATTATGAGTTCACTGCTTTACCATTAAGCTACCAGCCCATTAATCAGCTCTATTGTGATTACCGTTTTTAAATCCAACACTTCCGCCTTCGGCTTCAATTCGTTTAATCACATCCTCAAACAAGATTGGAGCAAAATCAGGAGTCTGTTCTACGCAAACACAATGGTAACGCGTATCAACAATAGGTACTCCATACTTACCTTCTGGTTGTCTCATGACTCTACCAGAATGTAAATGACCGTGAATGTTAGTGCCAAAACGACCTAACGATTCTGGGTGTAATGGAATATGACTCAAGATCATACCGTTCATTACGTGATATGCACGCAATTCGCGAAAATGTTCACGATATTCATCATCTCGAAAGATGTCATGATTACCACGAATCAAAACTTTGTCACCGTTCAACCTACGCATGATTCCCATTGCTTTACGGTTAATCACAACGTCACCTAAGTGATAGACTTTGTCAGTAGGTTTTACTCTTTCGTTCCAAGCTTTGACCATAGCTTCATCCATCTCATCGGCATCATCCCACGGTCTTAATTTTGTAACACCATCATTGAGCGTAAAGCGACATACGCCAGTGTGACCAAAGTGAGTATCGCTAACTAAAAATACACTTGGCATATTGCCTCCTTTCATATTGATTGGTACCAGCGGAGGGAATCGAACCCTCTCAAGAACGCTAATCTGGCGCTAAAAGGTGTATAAGACCTCTCTGACTTCCAAGTCTCGCTGGCAATAAATTGGTGGAAGCGGTTGGATTCGAACCAACGTGCTTTTTAGGGAACAGATTTACAGTCTGTCGGTTTCAGCCACTCACCCACACTTCCATAACTTGGCGGAACGACTGAGACTCGAACTCAGAACCCGGATTGCGCCGAGCGACAGATTAGCAATCTGCTCTAATACCATTATAGGACCGTTCCATAAAATTGGTCTGGGTAGCAGGATTCGAACCTGCAGCCTCGAAGTTCCAAACCTCGCCGTCTACCTGATTGACATTATACCCAGAAAAAACCATATTGAAACATACTACCAGTCCCAGGGATTCGAACCCTCTGTCTCTTGTAGTTTACCACGACTTTTTCGGTCAGGCAAGTAATACATTTCAATATGGCACCGGAACTAGGGTTCGAACCTAGGATGACAGAGTCAAAGTCTGTAGTGTTACCGCTACACTATTCCGGAGTAATTATAAGAATACGAAATTTTAAAGAGCTTGTTTGCAGACTAAGATTAATCTGTTGATAGATGTATTATACACCATCTACGATTTATTGTACACCGTTAAAACAAAAAAGGCCCTAGTTTTTTCCTAGGGCCTTTGGTCAGATGAACTTACTTCTGTCTTACCTTAGACCCTCATACCCCACTCAGGTGTAAATGAGCGCGCAATCGCTTGATCATTTAGACCATTCGATTTTGTACTATAAGATATATGACAGAGTTGCATTTTACTTTCCTTGTTATTTTATTTATACGCTTTATACGACATCTACCATACTTTTTTCGCCGCGCCACACAATTTTTTTAGTGTCATCATACTCGGTGAAATAATATTGAGTGATGTCATAGCCAAGATTTTTACATGTTGCAATGATAGCATTAGCGCCAGGAATAATGTCTTTATACCAACCTACTTCTTGTGCGTTTTTAAATACTTTAACTTTTGTCTTCATTTTTCTTTGTGAATTTTTTCAAGACTTTTTGAGCATCTTCAAGTCCAGTTTGTTCAAGCACAATGTTTTCTAGAGCACCTTCAACTTCTTCAATAAGCCATTCAACGTACTCGATTTCTTCGTCTGGCAAACGTGCCAGCCAATGCGCGAGTTCTTCTTGCTCCAAAGAAAGAATGACTTTAAGATTTTTTTGGTGTCGAGTCCTCATTTTTTGCCTGTCTTGGAATGAATCCATAATCAGCTGCAACATCTGCAGTGATGTTCTTGTACAACTTATTTAGCTTCTGATCTTTGACGGCTAAGAGAACTTTTGCTTCAGACGGATGAATGCTTTCTAACAACTGAATAAACAATTGCTCCCGTCTAATCTTTGACAAATCACGAGCTTTCGTGAAAACATACAACTTTTTCATTTCCTGTGTAAAGTTTGCTGGTGTCATTCCAATTGGAGCTGCTTCCTGTTTGAATGGAGGCTCACCTTCGGGTAACATGAACTTTTGTTCAGGTATGAAAGCATGTTGAAATAAAAACTTTAATGCTGCATTCTCACGATATTTTGCAAGATTATCAATATCTTTATTCGCTTCCTCTAAGATTTCGGTAATATATTTTGTCGCCATTAAAAATCCTCAACTTCGTCAAGCAAATGCCTGCACTTATTTTTAATTAAATAATTCATTACTGAATTCTTGTCACCATTAACTGGCGTTTCAAACTCATTTAGAATAACACCCTTGATTTCTTCTGGAATATGTTCGAATTTTACAAGGGTTGCATTACGATGGTAGTTCCTACGTTCTTCATCATTCTTACATGCAATGAATCCATTATCAATAAATTCCTGAAGACGCTTAGAAGTAACAGGCTTTTGTCGTTCACCATTCATAAACACATCGTCATTAGACAAAATGTTTGGGATTCCGTCACCAGCATCACCTTTAACTATATGCTCAGTTAACCAAGCATGCAGTTCCTTCTTATTTACTACAATCATTTTCTTAAGCATAGGACTGAACTGCTTGACATTATCATATTGATGTAGCTGTTTAAAATCTTTATCAGCAGAAACAATCATCACTTTTTCGTGTTGACCAAATTCTTGAGTTGATTGAGCTAAGACTGCAATGACGTCATCGGCTTCGCAACGATCAACGTGAATAACTTTGTATGGAAAGTGTAATCTAAGATCTTCACGGATTTCAGAAAGAGTGTCAAAGATTACAGACCAATCAAGATCCGATTCTTCACGTGCTTTCTTGCGCATACCTTTGTAGTTCTTAAAGAATTCTTTACGCCAATAGTTACGGCCATCACATGCAATAATGATATCGCCAAATTCTTTGCCGTACTTTTTCTTGTATGATTTGATAGACGATAGTGCAACGTGCCTGATCAAATTCTTTTTGTCATTGTCTCCACCTTTTTTCAGGTCAGCACTAAATGCAAGAATTGCTGAAACACACACCTGCGAATAATCAATTAAAATCATAAATTCCTTATTGCCAACCAATTTGGTTGTATACTATAACATAGCAATTGCAGTTGTTATCAAACTGTGTACGCTTTTCGTATATTGGAGTAGATCCAATGTACGGAGGATTAGGTAGATTATATACCGAAGGCGAATTATTGTACACAGGCGCTTGAACGATTACAGGTTGTTGAACAATCACTGGTCGATTAATTTCTTTTGCTGCAAGGTACCCAACTGTGCCTCCAATTATAAGAGGCCATACTCCGTACCCAACTCCATGTCCGCCGTGGCCGTGCCAATGATGTTGTGCAAAAGCCGGAGCTGAGACTACTAACATTAAAGATAAGATTAACTTCTTCATGAGAACACCTTTAAGATGATACATTCCTCGTTAATTCGTCCATTGACCGCCGCTTCCTTTGTCTTAAGAGTTTTGAACTCTGTGGCCAAAGTACGCTTGGTCATTGCCGCATAACCTGTAACGAGTTCAGGTTTACGAATTGTCTTAGCTCCTGATGTTGCCACATCATAATTAAGAATAGTTGTACCCTTAATTGAAAGAGTACCCAATGAACGATACACCTGAAGCTTTTTATATTTAGTATTATAAATCCACACTTCAGAAGATCCAACAATCTTTTCAGGTTTTTCTGATGTCAATTTTAGTTCAGTAAATTCTTTCATGAATTTTACTTTAGCAGCCAATACGATTGCAGGTTTTTCTTTACGAGCTCGAGGTTTACGAGCAGCTTTAGCAGTAACAACTTGTTGTTGGCATGCATCTTCAACAGCTTTAAGTTGAGCAATTAGCTTTTTCAACTTAACTTTCTTAAGATGGGAATAACCTTCAACCAATTGCTTATCACTACCTTCAAGAGCTTCTTCTAGTTCTAAGATAGTGCGAGTGAAAGCCTTAGGAATAAGCCTACTAACTTGAGGACTTACTTCATTGGATTTCAAATAGGAACCCACATCGATGTCGACATCATTCATAACAAATTCATCAATGAGACCATTGATTTCACCGATGTGGGTAGACGCTGCTTCAGCAATACGATCTTGAATCGATACTACTGGTTTTTCTTCTTTAACTTTTGGTGCACCTTTTAATGAAGAAATTACTTTTCCAATTCTTGCTTTTAAGCGAAGAGATGCAATGGTGTCTTCAATAAACTGTAGATCTTTATCGATGAGAGGTTGTTCGCGTTGCTTCAAACGAATTACTGTACCGATAGATCGAAATTCAAAATCTGAAAGTGAATCGAATTCGCTTGAATTCTTGCCAACGTAAGACATGAACCATTTACGTTTTTCTTTGTTTTCAAACGCAGAGTTGTAATAGTTCAATGCCCTCATCATTGAGGC